AACGCGGGTGACCACGCTTCCGTCCGCAAGGTGAAAATGGAGCGTATTACCGTCATCGGCTATGATTTTCTGAATATCCGTTGGGTCGCTGACCACCTCGGCCACCAAAGCATCCAAGGTAGATTCCGGGATCTGCTTCGAGGCACAGTACTTTTTACCCCTGGTATTATAGGTGCCACAGATCCAAACGACCTGTGTGGTTGTGGTCTTTCGGCGGAAGTTCTTCCCACACTTAGCACATTGGATAAGACCTGTGTAGAAGAAGGTAGCCTTGGCCGGCGGTGTGGCTTTCCGCTTGTTTGCTCGGCGCTCGATCTCGTCCTGTACCGCCTGCCACTCTTCCATCGGAATGATGGCTTCGTGGGTTTCCTCGGCATGGTAGCGTGGACGCTGCCCGGTGTTCACGATCATGTGCTTGGTCATGTAGTCCTCGCAGAATGTTTTCTGCAGGAGCAAATTGCCCGTATAACAGTAGTTGCGCAGGATCTTTGACACGGTCGTAAAGTGCCAAACCTCACTTTCCCGTGCCGTGGGCACACCATCTGCCGTCAGCCCTTCAGCAATGCGGTTCGTCCCCCAGCCCCCCAGGTACTCCCTGTAAATGCGGCGGACAACCTCGGCCTCTTCCGGTATGATGTGGTACTGGCCATCTCGCAAGCGGTAGCCAAGCATCCTGCCATTCCAAGGAACACCTTCCTCGAAGTTCTTCTTGATACGCCACTTTTGATTTTCACTGGCGGATCGGCTTTCCTCCTGGGCATAGGATGCCAGAATGGTCAGCATCAACTCTCCGTCGGCACTCATCGTGTGGATGTTCTGCTCTTCAAAATAGACATCCACCCCCACCTCTTTCAGCATACGGACTGCCCCAAGGAGCACCACGGTATTTCGTGCAAAGCGAGATATGGATTTCGTCAGTATCATATCGATTTGCCCATTACGGCAATCTTCCAGCATCTGCTGAAACCCAGGGCGACCCACCTTTGTGCCGGTGATTGCTTCATCAGAATACACACCAGCAAACTCCCAACCGTTCTCCTTTGGGATCAGGTCATTGTAGTAGCTGACCTGGGCGGACAGCGAGTGGAGCATCGCGTCCTTACCGCTGGAAACTCGGGCATACGCCGCGACCCGCTTTTTGTGCTGCAACTTAGGGATTTGAGCGACTTTCGCAACTTTTTTTGGCATTATCCCACCTCCTTCACAGGTCGCATATTACCTCTGAATCCCCCTATTATCCAGTCATTTTCGCGATATAAGCTGTCAATATTGATACCAAATATCTCGCACATTTTTGTCTCTATTATGCCGTACTCCCCCACGGTGATCAGCCCTTTGGAGAGCATCTGCCGAGCCTGCGCCATGGCAGATTTGTAGCCAAGCAGAGCCTGGAAGTTCTTATTGTCCATCACGCGCACCTCTTTCACGATAACACTCCTGGGAGCAAAATTTGCGGTTTGCCCCGTTGTAGTCTGCAAACACTTTTCCGCACGTCGGGCAGGTGTGTGGAACGATCTTTGTGCTGACACGCTCCCGGCGGTTCTTGTTCCACCAAGTTTGTTTGCACTGATCGGAGCAGAACAGACGGGGCTTGACCTTCGGAGTGTTACTGAGTTCAACCCCACAGTTCTTACAGCAAGGCTTAGTTTGGTAAACTTCAGTCGGCCCGCCGTTTCTCCGGCAGAAGGTTTTTATTGTGCCAACCGGAATGCCCAGGGCTTCAGATATGGCGGCATAAGAAGCCTTCTGCTCACGCATGGTTTCGATTTTTTCCTTTTGTAAATCCGTCATAGCGGTATCCTCCATTCCGAGGAAAGGTCTCCTCAATGAGCCACTGCGGAAAAGGAGGCTGTTTTGGCGGAAAAAAGCAAAAAAATTTGGCCCACCAAGGAAATTTTCCTCGATGGGCCGTAGCTCAATTTGTATGGAACTTGTCATGGTAGTGTTTGAGCATCACGCAGAACTGCTCCCTAGTAAGAGGCGACCGCAGCATGAGGTTGCCGGACGTGTCACCCGCCATCAACCCTTCTGCAACCACCCACTCCACCGCTTCCTTCGACCAGGCCGCAGGGGTGTTGTCTTGCTTTGCTTTGTCCATCTCTGCCTTCACCGCCTTTCGGAACGTGTCCATCGTGTACCCCAGCCCCAGCTGTTTCCACAGATGCTCTGGATCTCCGTGGTTGGAGGCGATTCCCCTCGCACGACCTTCCTTGTGGGACACGATAACCCCATCCGCCAGGGGGTCAAGATTATACTCCTCACACAGCATCGCAAAGAGTTCTACTGCGGCCTTATAGGTGCGTTCCGCCGCAGCGGTCGCTTTGCTTTGGTCGGTGCAACCAAAGGTCGCTCCGCTCGTGTACTTAATGCAGGACGGCTCACACATCTCGATGCCAATATGCGTGTCGTTTCCTTTGCCACCGCAGTGCCAACCTCTGTGATCCCACGGAAGGGTCTGGTAGATCGTCCCGTCATTGGCATCAATGAACCCGTGGACGCAGGCGCTCTTATAGGTGGCCTTGTTCCAGTTCTTGATAAAGACAGAAGCACTCGGCTGGGGGCAACCAACCGAGTGCAACATAAGTCCCTTTACCTTTATTTTCCGTCCAGCCGTATAGCACGGATTCTGGGTCATGATGGATTTAACCAGCTTCATTTCACATTCTCCTTGGATCGGTCATGGAGCTGCTTAAGTACCGCCTTCACGGGCTCCGGCACGGGCAAGCCCAAGCAGCTCGCATTCTCCAGGAGGGACACCCCCTCGTTGGAGATGTAAAAGAAAATAACGGCAGTCCGCAGAACGGAGCCGTTACCGATCACCTGGGCATCCAGGATATGTGCGATGCCGACCATCACGAAGATGAGCACCTTGCGGAAGATACCCTTAAAGCCAATAGAGCTAGAAAGCTTGAACCGCTGATCACTGTTATCAATGCGGAACACCACCTCGCTGGTCGGCAGAGAGTCCGCCACGGGATCAACTGCATATTCCAAGGTAGCGTTCACAATGCTGTCGGTTTTGAAAGTCTCGATGATGCCAAAGAGCACCTCTGCAACACACACACGCGAGTAAGGTCTGGATGTTTCCAAAAAGGTAAACCGCACCCGCCGATACTCCGGACTGAGCAGTCCAACCGCAAAATTAGCCGAATGGTTCTCCGACTCCACTTGGCTGATGATCTCACCATCAGCATCAAAGGTTTGGGTCAAAATCCTGGTAGGATGCTGACCCGTAACTTCCTCAAACCGCAGCGTAAAACCAATGCTAGAGTGTTCCTCCTCAAAGCCGAACTCCAAGTATGGGTTAGTCGCAAAAGTACAGTCTGCCTTGGACATGTAACTGCCGATCCACCCAGTCTGCAGGGTGCTATGCGAAGTCGGCAGAGGGACGAACGTTCTGTTCAATCCCCATCGGTTGTGCTCCAGGTAAATGTACGCATCCGTGTGGCTGTTCACCTCATCCAGCGTGTTCGCAATCTTCGACCCCGCCGCTTGGGTCGAGGATGTTGGTGTGGCATCCTCCCTGGAGCGTTGGTCTACAAACTCAAAAGAAAAACGCATGCCAACCCATCGGGTGTCGGGGTACGCATTCATACGGACACCTCCTGGGCTGTCATGCTCAATTTCACATCGTGCCAGACAGCTGTGCCGTCTTTATAGGCAAATACACTCATGGTGGGATATTTGATTTCGAACATCCCACTCTCCTCTCCTGTGGGTGCAGGATACTCGACATAAAAGAACCCACCACCACGCAGCAGAACAGCAAGTTCCGTGAGCGTGGTAGCAGGTACATAGTCCCATGATGCATCCACAGTTACCCGGTAGCCGATCATGTCCTTGACCACCTTGCCGGACGCCATCGTGACCGTGTTGGCCACCTCCGTGGCCCCAACAGAAATGTCCTTGATGCGAGGCATCTCCACAGTGACCGCATAATCTACGGATGAAATTTTGATTTTATCCATACGACACACCTCGCTGTACGGCAACACTACGCAACGGATCAAAAATGGTCTGTGCGATAGTTCTGCTGTCCAAATTCACTTGCAGGACAATAGGCTGTGCAGACACACCAGTTAGTCCCATCACGGAGGACATCCCGCTCACAAGGCCATTGACCAAGTTGCTGGTTGTCTGCGCCTGTACCTCTGCATTGAAGCTTGTGGGCAATGCAGTCTGCATGTCGGACGCCAGAGCGGACATCACACCATTAATTTCCTTGCTCATGTCTTCGGCAGCCTTCACCGCATCGCCACCGTTGGCTGTGATGGAGCCAGCAAGGCCTTCCACCAACATCTGTCCGATCCATGCCATCTCCTTCGAAGGAGACGCAATTCCAAAGAAGTCGCAGATGCCGTCCCAGATACCTGAAATCCACCCAGACACTTTGTCCCAAAGCCAGCCCGCCAAAGACTGAATACCCTGCCACAGCCCCTTTACGATATTGCCGCCGATTTCCACGATCTTGTACATCAGCTTCCCGAACGCAGACACAATACCGCTGATAATTTGTGGCGCTGCCTTCGCCACCTCCGTTACAATCTGGGGTAAATTCTCAATTAAGGCCACAAACAGCATGACACCTGCCATGATGATGTCATCGAGGTTATCCGCGAGGGTGTTTACAATACCCCCCACGATTTCTGGGATAGCCGCGGTAATTGAGGTAACAATTTGAGGCAACGCCTGGACTAGGGCAACTAACAAATCAATGCCCGCCTGGATGATAAGGGGTAACCCCTCCAACACAGCGGAAATGACTGCGTCAATGATTACAGGCACCGCCTGAACAATAGCCGTAATAATGTCCGGCAACGCCGCAACCAACGAGGTCAACAGCTGTACACCAGCCTCGATAATCTGCGGAATCGCACCGATGATAAAATCAACGAGCGAAACGACGATGGCCGGCAACGCCTCAATCAGCTGGGGAATTGCCGCCAAAAGCCCCTGGGCCAACCCAAGAATCAGCTGGAGGGCGGCATCAAGGATGAGGGGCAGATTATCAATCAACCCTTGCACAATGGCAACGATAGCCTGTACCGCTGCTGGAATTAGCGAGGGTAACGCAGAACCGAGTCCCGTTGCCAAAGCCGTCACCAACTGAACGGCTGCGTCAATGACCATAGGCAGATTCTCAATGATCGCATTGACTATCGTCAGCACTGCCTGAACAACCGCGGGAATCAACTCCGGTAGCAGGCTAACAATCGTGGCAAGTACCTGCTCAAACAAAGCAGTCACCGTCTCCAAAAGCATCGGTAGCATCTCTCCCAAAGCACTCAAGATGGCATCCATGGCCGTTGGGAGTGCTTTGACGATGTTTTCCAAGATGGGGATGATGTTGTCGACAACCGCCGAAAATGCGTCCACCATGTTCTGTGTGAGGTTCGTCATATCCGCATCTGCATTGCCCAGACCGGCAACAAACGAGGATACAGATGCCTGCAGTAGACCAATAGAACCAGAAATAGACTGCGTGGCTTCTTTTTCGAAGTTGCCCGCATACTGCGTAGTGTTCTCTAGGAACATCTGCATGGCCACTTCAGCCTTTTCGGCCTGGGATGCCTCGTTCCAACAGAAGTCCAGTCCTTTGGCAAGTGCATACGCCTCGATGCTGGTAGCGTTCATGGAAATGCCCAAATTGTCCATCATGGTAAAGTTGCCCTTAGACATTTTGAAATTCCTCCATAAAATCATTTTTTGCGGTATTCATCGCCGGACGCTTGTCGCTCTCCGGCACGAGCGTTGGTTTGCCTTGCGGCTTTTCAATGTAGGGTGCGAGAAGTTCCTCGAAGCGTGTCTTGCCGAGCAGTTTCTGCATGGCGGTGACACCGAGGACTTTTCTCTCGTAGGGATCGAAGCCTGCGTCCTCCACGGTGGCGGCCACAGCGGCTTCGCTGGTGTACTTGCGGTTGGAACGGCCTTCGACCAGTTTCCAGCCGGTCCATTCCTTACCGCTGACCGCTTGTTGAAGGGCGTACTCCTTCACATCGGACGCCCAGGCGGCCATAGCATCGACCTTGCCGAGGATGTCGGCAATCTCCTCATCATCGAGGAGTGCAGGGGCCTGGAACTCATACCGGGCAAGGGCCAGATTCGCTTCGGCGCGTTCTCTGCATTCAGCCTTGGCTTTGCAGAAGCGACACCACTCACCACAGTTGAAGTCACCCCGGCCCTCATAGGCCAGCTGTGCCTTCTGGGTCAGATCCGTATCCGCCCAATCGTAGAGGACGGCTTTCTCCATCATGGAACTGGCCACATTGGACTTACGGGGCTGGAAGATGTGGACGCAGACCCAGTCGATGTCGTAGATGCCATCGAAGATCTCCAAGGCACCCAAGGCATAGAGGGAGAGCTGCGTGTTACCTTCGGCACTGACCTCCACCCCCTGGCCGTGTTTGTAGTCAACAATGTTGAGGACACCGTCGGCAATGAGGATGCAGTCGGCTGTACCGAAGCCATCCCGAACCCAGCGGGAGAAGTTCACCCGCTGTTCGATCATGACCACTGGGTCGGAGCAGGTCTGCTTTGCAGTTTCCAGAAGTTCCACCACATAGGCCACATACCCGGTGGCGCACTCCTCCATCTCCTCGTTGTACCAGAGCAGGCTCTCGACGGGATCTTCCACTGGAATACCCAGAGCCTGTTTCAGCCGGTACTCACATAAGGTGTGGGCATCGGTGCCTTCGGCGGCATAGTCACTGCTCTTATCCTCGTAGGCTTCGCAGAGCCTAGCGGATGGTGGGCAGTTCAACCACCGATCCGATGCGGAGGCAGACAGAACCGCGTGCTTACGTGTCATTGCCCAACACCTCCGCATCAGCGACCAGTGCCTTGTAGTGGGCGGGGTCGATGCCGGACAACTTAGGCGCACCGTACTTCTGGAGTAGAGCGCGGACCTCGGCGGTGAAGCCCACA